ATTCTATCCTATTTGAGCATTTCTTACCAAACAGATATTCCATATCAAATTCATTTGCTGATTCAACATCATCATAAATGAACCGATAGTGGTCAAAGTTTGGCTCAAGTGAACATTCTGCAAATATACTTAATGCAAATAATGTCTTCCCTGCATGTGAATCACCAATTAGATTCACAATTTTGCCCATCATAAATGCACCTTCAGGATGACCTGAACATTCAATATTGAATGGAACGCATGGAGTGGGAATCAATTTTGAAGGATCAATTTTTCGTGATTCAGAACAGGCAGCATTTTCAGCTTCTTGCTCAGGATCATCAAATTCTGAATCCTCTACTTGCTTTCTGATAGTGTTAATCTTTTTCTGAACACTATCTTTAGCATTCAATGAGCTTTTCTTCCCAATCTTTTTCATGACTATTTCTTCCGTTTAAAGACTAACTTCTTTTTGCCAGTAGATGATTTCTCTTTCTTCTCAGATTTATCACCATTAGGCTTTGCTTTCTCATCATACTCTTCCATGAAATCAGGAACATCATCACCAGTAGAGTAACCATCATAGCCACTACCAGCATTATCAATGTCTTCATTGGAAGAATATTTAGATTTCTGTCCTTTGAATGCTTCTTCAATTTCTGCATATGAAGAATGCATTTTAATGACCTGATCCACTGAGAATGTACGGTCAAGAAGTTTATCAGGAATATTGCTTTCTCTTGGCACAAAACGATGACCAAGATATTGCGTGTTCTTTGCTCCCGATCCCTTACGTTGGAATGCAACTGTCATTCCTTCATCAAAGTCAGAGAAGTTAATTGCACCACCACCTTTAGGCAATGCTGCAATAGCATTCAGTTTCTCTTCCATAGAGTAGTGAGAAACTTCCCAAATCTGAATGCCTTTCTTCTCGGTATCCCTAGTATCATGCAACCAAATTAGATACACAACTCTACGTTTTGGTGCAAGGGCTTTCCAATCATCAGTATTTAGATCGTTATCTTTGATGAATTCGCAAATTGGACATGGTTTACCGAAGTTCTCATATGGACAGACATAAGGAACTTTCATGGAACCTACATTTTGATGTACTTTAAGATCAAGTACGTAGGAAAGATCACCCTCTTGAATAATGGGTGCTCCATCTTCACCTAATGGCATGTCTGGACCAGCGGGCCAAGGGATAATATCGAACAGATGATCACCCTCTTTACAGGCCCAAACTTCAACTCCTGCTGGCAGTTTATCCTTCAGGATGATAGATGGGATTCGATTTCTCGAATCTTTGTTGTTGTTCTGAGTAACGTGCTGCTTACCTAAACTACCCTTCTTGTTTTTAAAACGATCACGAAATGACATAATTAATTTCCTTTTGGATTAATGAGATAAATGGGACTCACCCTAGCTCTCTTCCAACACTTATACTACTGTTTCTTTCGTAAACCCAAATGTGACCTCCTAGTAATTTGTTTTGATACTTTAGGCTCAGAATGAAATCCGGTAATCAGTAAAGATACTAGATTTTCCAAAGCCTTTCTTCGATGATCAAATGCTGTTTTCGCAGCAGCAAGAACATTCACAGTATGACTTATCTTGTGATATTTTTCAAGAGCTATTTTATGTTTTTCTTGCATAAGTATCCAATTCTTTATAGCGGTTTCTGTTGGATACTTGTCAAAATGCTTTTCCCAATCCTTTCTGATAACTGAATCAAGTTGAGCATAAACAAGGTCTATGGTATCGGATGCTTTCTCTTTTGCAAGGACTGCATCAGCATGAGCTTCAGCATAGTACAGATATAAAGATGGTTGTTTAATCCACTCATCAGTAAGATTGTCTTGGTCAATCTTAATATCTGCACTATAATCACGTTCCATTACTTTCACCCTTTCTTAGAACATTGATGGTTATTCCAGCATGAAGAGCAATAACTGAAACATTCTTATCCTTAAAGATGGGTAGAATGGCATCAAAGAAATCTTGATCGTATGTCATCTCATCAGGAAGATTGAACACAACGGTATCATGCTCTTGTATATCAATCTTCTGAATGTTAGTCTGAATACCGTTCACAGCAAGTTCTTTCAATGATTCTTTCAGAAAGAATTGTCTTTCGTTCAGTATGTTCAGCTTCGTATCAAGTGTTTCAAATTTTTCTGCTAATTCATTACATTCAGCACACATTTACTTACTCCATGCATGATAGGTAGCAAGACATAACAAGTCCTGCTTTACCAGAGTTAAAATAATTGTCAGAGAAGTTTGCCATTATTCCAGCAATACGTTCTCCATCTTCAAGAGATGAATTCAAGAGAACCTTTTCAAGATAGCCAAGTATAGGTCTTCTTGCATTCTCACCATCAGTTTTCAATTCCTTGAGCAGTTCAGACATTCTCATCCAACGAGTTTTGTTATTCATCTTCTGATCAATAAGCAATCTGCACAGATCAATAACTTCCTTATTGGTTGATGAGATTCCTATGTTATTCAGAATCTCAAGCATCTTCTTTGCATCGGTCATATCAATGACCATATCAAGAAGTTTCAATGCTTGTCCTGCTGAACCATCAGCAATGTCAACAATCAGTTCAGCAACAGATTGTGGAAACTTCTTAATATCCTTCTTCTCTTTGCGTAGAATAGCTTTTATGAGATGAAGGATTTCAGGTGGTTTCAACAAAGACAGTTCATATTGGTGACACCTTCTCTTGAATGTAGGTTTCAGTGATTCTGGATTTGTTGTGCAGATCATGAAACGAACATAAGGTGGAGGCTCTTCCAACATCTTCAATAATGCTTCTTGTGAATTCTTTGAAAGCATGTGAGCTTCATCAAGAAGGATAACTTTAACTTCACCTGACAATGGTGCATACTGAAGTTGCTCTCTCAACTTTCTGATACTGTCAATTCCGGTATCATCAGATGCATTGATTTCCTTGAAATCAGATGGGTAGCAACCTAGTTCTGCTGCAAGAATCCTTGCAATAGTTGTCTTACCAGTACCTCCAGGTCCAGTGAATAGATATGTGGTAGGTGGGTTTTCCCTTTCAAGTAGTGATTGGATAGATTCAATCACACCTTGATTACCTATTATATCATCAAGAGTTTTCGGTCTGTGGACAACTTGTAGAGACATTAATTAAATTCTCCTGTTTTAATTTTCGATCATAATCAGTCATTATAATATCACAAATTAATGCTGATCTGGACATTCCGATTTCCTTCGCTCTACCTTCATAGAAGTCAACAATCTTCTGGGGTAGAGTTATTGATATTGTTTTTCCTTTTGCCACGATGTTCACCTATGTAAATTTTTATCATGCTTAATATCTTAATAACTATTCATTAACTTGTCAATAATTTATTTATTGCTAGTATTTTTCAACAGTTTGTTGAATGTCATTCTATGATGTTGATATTGATGGTACAGGAACCAGCAATTAAAACAAAAATAAAATCCTTCTGAATCAGAATACAACTTATCAAATTCTTTGGAACAATGATCACACTTTCCACTACAATGTGGAGTATTTATCATGCAATTCTCCATCCATGATTCTCCTTAAAATCTTCTCTTTGTCTGTCAGATAGGTATCTGGTTCTTACAGCATAACAAACTTCCAAATAAATAGATGTTCCACAATGAATACAATTCGCACAACCCAATCCTGACCAATAATTAACTTCAGCAACAGCAAACAATGGTGCATTCTCTAATCCATATGTCACTTCTGAAGCAAGTTCATGATTTATGCAGTATGGGGAATATTCACCACATTTCGGACAAGGGAGGATAAATGTATCGTGTTTCTTTGTGGATTCTGTCTGCTTCTTTTTTGAACTCATCTAATGCAATCTCCAATTCAATAGCATTCCTGTAAATCATATCATCCAGAGAATTCATAATTTCTTTATCTGTTACAAAAGATGGAATTTTGAATTCAACTCGTATTCGTTTTATAAGTTTTCTGTTCTCATCCATCTTTTCTCCTTGATAAGAGGTACTTCAGTTGCTTTTGTTTCCTCTTATATCTGCTACAGGAGATAAATGCGTTGATTATAAAATAAGGCCAAAGAAACATCCCAAGAACAATAACACCAATGAATGTCACAATGCTTAGTTTTTTATTGGTTTCCTTAATTCCAAAGAATGCGAATACAGCACCAATTACACAATAAGCTATGATCCATTTCATATCATCACTCCCATTTGAAAGCTGTTGTATATCGTAATGAATCTTCCTGATGATTACTATCATCATGACAGATACAATATCCATGAAGATTATAGTCTGGATGTTTTTCCATGATTATCTTTCTAATTTTCTTGTGATCTTCATCAGAATCCCAATCAAAATCACCCTCTAGTTTCCCATTTATGGATTCAGAACTTTTACCATCTCTCTTGTGAACACCGTAATTTATTTTCATTAGAAACTCTCCCTATCAATAATATCCACTGTAGTTCCTTTATGGTTTCTAGCAGTGAACCAATTAATAACTCCATCTGATTTAACAGTTATAAGAATAGTTTTATGAATTGATTCACCATGCTCATTTGCAAATTTGAGAAGTTCTTCAAGATTGTTTTTGGTTATACAGAACTCAGTTGTTACATTATGCATATATTTTTTCCAAACTGA